TGATCTCTAAAATCCTCTGGATTAAAGGTTGGTAACTCTCTGCCCTCTAAATTAGCAAGTCTAGTTTGCAAAGCAGAGGGATCAAATTGAGGTAAGTTAGAAATACGGTCACTTAAGCCTTGTATACCAGCTTGTAATTGTGAAGGATCAAACACAGGTATCTGTCTGCCTTCAAGTGCTTGCAACCTATCTTGTAGAGCTGAATCGTCAAACTGAGGAATGTTACCCAAAAGATCTCTGTTTGCTTGTATTTGTTCTTGAAGTTGCGAAGGATCAAATTGTGGGATGTTGCTAATTCTCTCTTGCAGTCCTGCAACACTTGTTTTCAATTCGGAAGGGTCAAAGACTGGTATCTCTCTATTTTCTAAAGTACGTAACCTATCTCGTATTAAAGAATCATCAAATTTTGGTAAAGTTTTAAATCTTTCTTGTAAACCAGCAATACCTGTTTGTAAATCAGTAGGATCAAAAGCTGGTATTTCTCTGTTTTCTAATAAATCTAATCTTCTTTTTAAAGCATCTAATGCAAGAGTATCTTGTACTGGTACAGGATTTTTAACAAATGGTGTATTATTTATTATTGGGTCTTTTGAAACTGGGTTAGGCACAGGTATTCTAGATCTTGTAGGCACCCCCCTAGCTTTTCCAATAGCACTTCTTAATAATCCCATAATTAACTCATCATATCCTGATAATTTTCAAAAAACTTCATCAACTTGTCGTTATTTTTAAAACCTTTTTCTCTATTAGGTTTACCTGTTGGGAAAATAGTAAGGCTATCTTTGTTTTTTTCTATTTTAAAACCACCAAGCCCCTTGTTAGCAGCTGCAGTCATAACAAACTCACCATCGCTCAACATAGCAGGTATATCATCACTTGTTTCTGTACCTGGGCCCTCAGATGGGCCACCCATACGCATATCAAGTTCTTTAAATCCCATACTACCTCCGTAAGACATGCCTGGTCTTACCCCAACATCAAAGCCTTGAAATGTTTGTTGTGGCATTAAATCTGGTCTTGTAGATAACCGTATGTCACGTAAACCGCCTTCTGTTTTTTCTGCTGCTTTTTTGGTGGCCAGACCATAAAGAGCTGCCAAACCCATCAACCCGCCTTGCCCCCCAAAGTTAAATCCATCTTTAGTGCTTCTGTTAAAAAATGGGATACTAGAAGTTTTTTGTTGTTGTGTAAGATACAATTGTTGTTGTAAGGGTGTCATAGCGTCAAATTCTTCTTGGGTTATTTGTCCAGGTGCCATTGGTTGTTGTGTAAACATATTTGTTAAAGGACTGCCTTTCATTAAACCACTTAAACTACCTAAACCTTTAAGACTGCCAAAACCACCAGCTGCACCCCCAGCTATACTAGATATACCAGGTATACCAGTTTTAGCTAGGCCACCTAAAACTTTTTTTGCTACAGTACCTTTTAGACCAACAGCACTACCTACTTTTCCAGCCACACCCCCAAGAACACCACCTAAAGCGGTACCAACACCAGGTATAAATGCAGCAACTGGTGCTACTTTTTTTACTACCTTTTTAACTTTTTTAAATAATTTTGATAAGAAACCAAATTCCTGTAATCCTGTGGCTGGATTTATTAATCCTTGACCTACCATATACTCTGCAGGATTTAATCCTACAGATTGCAAATCTTGATTGATCATTTGTTGTGTTTGTTCAGATATAACAGGAGGCACCACCATTTCTCCTGGTGCTGCATG